AAGCTCAGCACGGCAAGGGACTTGCCGAATGTATCTGAGATATGCTATCTCAGACTCTAGCAGGAGGTGTAAGTCTTGTAGGTTTCTTTTAAAAAAGCTTAGGAAATTACTTTTGCTTAGCTAATTACGATTTCTGTGGTGTTGCCACAATTTATTATCAGCATAAAATAATCGCTGTATTAAAATGACAGCGATTATTTTATTGCTTAGTTTTTATTAATCAGTTAAACAAAGAGAGGTAAATATGTTTACAACTGATAAAGCAGAGCAGTTCATGGGTACAAAGGATCAACAATGGATCCAAGAACAGTTCGCACAAGGATTACCATACAAAGAATATCTAGAGGCTGTTGCTAGTAACAAGAACAACTTCCACAGGTATCAAAAAGACAATGGCTTTCATATAGTCAAGCAAGAAGTGTTTGACGAAGAAACAAAAGAGCTTAACCAATCTATAATAGATACTTGCGAGATATGTTATAGCCAAAGATGTAGAACACACGATCTAAGGTTTAGTTACTAATGGATAAAGATAAATACATATTAATTAGAAACTTAAATTGGTTACTTAATAAAAGCATAACAGATGAAACTACAAGTTACTTTGATCACACAGCAGGTGTGGCGAGCATGATGTTAAGTATGTTAAGTAACTCAGATGTACTAGATGATGATACTCTGAAAAGAGAGTACATACATCTAATGCAAGAGATATATAAGCAGTTAAATTTTAGTGGACACTTCGGTATAGAAGATAACGAAGGGTGTTGCAGTATATGTATTCCTTTCTTTCAAAGATATAATTACGAAAAGTTATATCTTTGTTATTGCGATGAATGCGTAACTGTTTAATTATATTAGTAAATAAATTGCCTTTCATATTGCGAAAGGCAATTTATTTACTTTAGCTTTTTATAAACAAGAGAGGTAAAAATGTTTATAGATAATGATAATAAAATAACTTTTGATATTGAATTGGATATCGCAGAACAACAAATGCGAGAAGATCAAGACAATAGCAAAAAGAAATTTGAAGAAACAATAAGAGATTTAGTATACGACATAACAGATTACTTTGATGAAAGCGATGATACTAGCTTATACCCAAATGTTGTAGAAGAATTAGTTCATCAATGGTTTAAAGTAGATCCTGTAAAAGCACAGGTATGGGTACAAGAAAACCATGAACAAGCTAAAGAGTTTCACTTAAATCAAATGAGGTTAGATTTATGAGTAAATCATTTAAAGAATGGCGAGAGTCAATGATAAAAGAATTTCCTATATGTAGGAAGTGTGGAGAAAAGACTACCAACAAAGATGAGTCAATGATTATTCTAGGTACAGAAAACATACCTAAAGTGATGTTACCTAAGTGGTATACAGAACACAAAAAATGTTAGTAAATTATGAGAAAAATAATGATCTCTGTAAAACGAGAGATCATTATTTTATCTCTAGTTTTATTTATTTATTAATTCAGGGAGAAAATTACTTATGGAAACAAAAGTAAAACCTAAATTAGATCCTTATGCTGATATAAGGAAAGTATCTTTACAAGGTACAGATGGTACTAGCTCTTCAGCTTTTGCTATTCAAACCGATACAGGTAAGAGTGGCAAAGGTAAATGGAAAGAGGTTGGTGTTGTTAGAGATGACTACTTGTTAGTCAGTAATCAGCAAGTGTTTGATATGGCAAATCATATCACACAACAATCACCTCTCAATTGGGAAGTGAAAAAAGAATTCTTTAATGGTAAGTCATTTGGTCTTTACTACACAGCTAAAGATCAAACTAAAACCATTGATTCAGAAAATGGTGTCAAGTTAGGAGATACTGTTGCACTAGGACTACACTTCTTAAATAGTTATGACGGAAGTAAAGCTCTTACAGCAGGATTACATCTTGAGAGATTAATCTGTACCAATGGTATGGTTACTAACTATGGCTTAGATAGTGTAAGAATATTACATGACAAGTCTAATGCTAAATGGGAAAATGATGTAGAAAAGATTTTAGGGTTGATTGATTCAAGCGATAGTCAAGTATCTAATATGATGAGTGCATTCTCTGAAATGGATAGATCAATCTTAGATGAGGCTATGCTTAGACAAATAGCTACAAATGTTATTCCTAATATATCAGATAGTACATTTGGTAAAATCTATAGAAACTTTTCTAAAGAAACTAAAGGTAATAACAATGCTACTGTATGGGATTTCTATAATGCCTGTACAAATGTATTGTGGCACAATCCTACTCAAACAAGAGCAGACTTTACTAACAATGCTTATGTTACAGATAGAATGATTGACTTTGCAAACAAAGAATTAATTGAGGTGGCATGAGTAACCTAGACGACATCATAACCATAGACGAGGTGTGTGCTATATTAAAAATGAGTAAACGATCTATCTATGATTGGTGTAAGCAAGGGATCATTCCATCATTTAAAATAGGGAATACATGGAGATTTAGTAGGGTAGATTTAGATGATTGGATAGAAAAAAAGAAACAAAAAAAATAATTAGTCCCTGAATTTAAGAGAGAGTTATTGTTGTATGATGGAAGGTGGTTTAGATACCCCCCACGATAAGTGGTAGCTGACAATATTAAATGTTCATTGGGAACAGCTCTCTCTATTTGTTTAACTGTTGCATAGAAGTTAACACGGAGCTCTTACCCGAACAACAGTTATTATTATCTCCACAGGTATTGATGAGTACTCATTGCAATACGGAACACTTGTGAAGTAGGAGATAATTTGTGTGATAACAAAGTAGCTTGTAGTAACTTTAGTTATAAGGTTTGTACAATTAAATATAGGGAAAGTTACTTTAATGTACCCCGAGCCTGTTCTTTGTTATCACTATTTATTTGATACTCTTGGTGAAGTTCCTGTTACTGTAGTGATTTGTAATCGCACATGTACAGTTTATAAACAGCTTAATGCCTACTAGAAACTACAGGAAAGTAGGAGCCATGAGTATATTATTAAAAAAATTATTAGAGGAGAAATAAATGCCTGATTGGGTTACAAAAGAATTTTTAAAATGGTTACGGCAATGTCCTGAACAGCAGTTATTACTTGGAACTGATGATGAGTTTCAAACAATAACATTTCAGTTTATGATTGAAAGTAAGGAGAAATAAATGAGTGAAGTTAAAAGAACTTTAGAAGAATTGCATTGGCATCAAAACGAAGATGGATTAATAGAGGTTACAATCCAACAACACTATACTAAAACAAAAGTAATACTAGCTGAAATAGATTGGGAAAGTTTCCATAATGCTCATGAAAATGGTATAGGTTTTGTAGATGGAGATGATCTCAACATAGAAGTTGAAGGGTGGAATGTCAATACTGTAAAAGTATTAAAAGAATACGAAGAAAGTTTTGAAAATGAATGTGGCAAATACTATTGTGGCGAAGACAAAATTGAATAAGGAGGAATAAATGGCTAGTCATAGTTACGATTCAGAATGTCCTAAGTGTAACAAAAGCATGGATTCATGGTCAGAGAACAGACCATACGATATAGTAGAACATCAATGTTTTAATTGTGGATTTTACACAAGCACTACAGAAGGAAGGTTGGATTTAGAAGAACTAAATGAAAATCGAGGAGATTACTATGAAAGATTCCCTTGCGAAAAACACAAACATGATTTGGGAGAGTTTGATTGCAAGGAATGTTACTTTGCAACTGTTTTAAAAGAATTACCAAAATGGGAGGAATAAATGAGTAACGAACCTAAAAATATATTTACAAATAAAGAAGGAAGTTTATATCAAGAATTAGCAGAATCTACATATGAAGAAAGATTATCTATACTTGATAAAGATATTGCTCTTGTAATGGAAATATATCTTGATACAAAAAATACAGATGAAAAATTTAAAAGAAATCTTTTAAGAATGGTCAGATATTATTTAAGACTTAAAAAACTATGTGACAACATTCAAATGAAAGATGATAACCATGTGATATATAAAGGAGTAAAATTATATGAGCAACGAACCTAGGTTTGCAGGGTGGGATCCCTTTGACGACAGTCATATTAAAAACAAGGAGAACAAAATGAACAACATAAGTGAAGAACAATTCAATGCTTTTGAAGAAGTTAGAGAAAGTGGTATGACTAATATGTTTGATGTACCTGCTGTTATAGAATTAGCAGGTGGTGTATTAAACAAGAAAGAAGTACATACTATTATGGATAACTATACAAAGTTATACAACAAATTTGTATACCCAAATAGAATATAAGGAGGTATAAGTAAATGTTTACAAATATTACTAACACAGATGAAGAAAGAAAATGTAATGGCACACACTTACAAGGACATATAAATGTTAGCTATGATAAGTTACGAAAAACATTTGGCATGCATGGACATGGAGATGGATATAAAATAGATGCCGAATGGGTTATTAAATTTGATGACCCATTCTTTGAAAACAAACATAATAAAGAATTAATTGCAACTATTTATAATTGGAAAGATGGTTACAATTACAATCAAGATGAACTTGAATATGCAATAGCAGTAAATAATATAACTCATTGGCATATAGGAGGGCATTCAAAAAAGGCAGTTCTTAAAATTAAGGAGGCACTAGCATGACATTAACTGATACAGAAATAAAACAACTAGCACAATTAGGCAAAGATATTACAGTAGGATTATCTTGTGATATAAATGGACAAGGTATGCCATGCAGAACAGACAGATTTGCTGTGATAGATGCGATGATAAGGTACTTATTAATCAATGGTATTACAAGTACATTAGAACAATGCTCAGATGGCGAAGATGTAGATAGTTGGTGGAAAAGAGTAAATGTGGTATAATAGTAAAGGAGAGAAAGATGACACAAGTTATTCATAACTATGATATTCGCACCCCTATTTGGAATGGAAGTGCAAAGAAAAGAATGATTGGTATTGCAACTAATCGTTTAAATAATTGCGATGAACTTCATGTTCAGATAACACAAACGAATAAGCATAATGAAAGAATCTATCCCGATACCTATGTCTTTACTAAGCCTTGGTTTGAATCATACGAAGGAGAAATAGTAAGTAGGCATGGAGTTACATTAAAGTATTTCTTCATTGATGATTTAATTCCTAATGATAATACTTTTCTGAAAGAGGCTAGTAAGTATGGTCAATTTACTCAACACAAAATTAATAGCAACTATGAAGGAGTAGTAAATGGTAAATCAAATACCGGCAATAATAAATACAAACCCACCCGAACCAAAATCTAGTGATCCCGAACTATACGAAGTAAAGTTAGATGTCATTAGTTGTATACCTTCCAACAACTTTGGTAAAGAACAATTTGAAATTGAGGCTAAAGTTGAAGAGATAGATAAGTACTATGCTAAAAAATATTGGATCCCACAATCAATGGGAAGAGTAGAAAATGGCAAGTCTTATACAGTAGCAATGAGAAGACGAAGACTAGGTCAAACTAGAGAAGGTGTTATAAAAGAAGGTCGCAATGCTGACGGCTCTTTTATAAAACACAATTGGGATTGGGAAATCATGGCTATCACAGATTACGATGGTGTTAGAGAAGTCAGTACAATAAATGAAACACAACAGCCTAAGGAGGCACTTATGCAAACAACAACACAACCAACACAACCAACACAAATGACACAACAAGAATCAATAGCTAGATCAGTTGCACTTAAAGCGGCAGTTGATATAGAAGTTGCAAAATTAAATAACAAAATGGCAGATGGCAGTAATAGCATGGAAGATATAGTTACTAATGCTGATAACCTTTTAGGTTACTTAATGCAATAATTAAAATTAAATTGCCTTCTTATCGTGGAAGGCAATTTAATTTTGAGAGAGTAAGTACTTCTGTTGGTTGCAGAGCACCTAAAGTTTTTTGAGTTCCTTTAGGTTTATCTCGTACTTGCTCTCTCTATTTTTTTATTATGAAACAAGGAATAAAAAAGTTTTATAAAAATAATAACGCACTTGAATGGGTGCGTTATTTTTACAATGTTATTAATAGGAGGTAACATGGAAAGCGAAGTTAAAGGCGAAAGCAGAGTTAGAGTTAGAATCAATGTAGGGACTTCTGTTAAAGGAGTAAAGACTTATGATGCTACAGTAGAAGTACTTGGTCATGAACTAGAAGATATGACAAGGCTTCACATAGAAACATTATCAAGTATGTGTTTAGCAGAACATGATAAATTAATTGCTATGTTAGACAAGAGATATCCTGCAGGAGGTGCACTTGAATGAGTGATTTAATATTGCATGAGCATTGTAGTTGTACTGTAGAAAACTTAGAGCATCTAAGAATAATACAAGAACAAAGTAAAACTATATTAAAACTGCATGACTTAATAGCTAGTGCTGATATGAGATCACGATTAGCATTTGGAGAGGCAAGAGAGGCTAATGAGCAGATGAAGAAATTAATGGAGAAGAATAAGAAAGATTTTGAATTTCTTATAAATTCTCCACAGCAAACTGATAAATTTAAAAACAAAAAGAAATGGACAGGAGGTATAGATGTCTAGTTATTATATGGAAAGGTTACAACTAAGAGAAGATGAAGTAGTAGAAAAAATAGATAAGTTAAAAGAAGATAGAAGATCACTAATGAATGCTCACGATACAGAACATCAATTGTTTGAAGATAGAATGCAAAGAGTTGATACTGATATATCTATCTTTCAAAAAATACTAGAAGACTTAAGAAAGGAGATAGAAAAAAATGAGTAAGCCAATAGTACAATCAACAGGTAGTAAGATATATCTCACTTGGGAAAGTGATGGAATTAAAATGGTTGTAAGAAAAATAAGTGACAAGAGTAGCACGGGTCTTACAGGAGAAGTTCTTATAGAATACTTACCACAAAAAATAATAGATACAAATCTTGGTAATCATTTAATGATTAGAAAAATTAATCTTACTTCACAACAATCTCTTAATACTATTATAAAAGCACTAAGAGAAATGACAGATGATTATTTTCCTGATATTGATTGGCCTAGGATAATGGAACAGCTAGTAGTTAATGTTTCTAAATATAAAGGTGGTAATATGGAATCAGTATTGATTGGTAATACTCCTGTAGTAAACGAAGAGAAACATTATATCTTTCCATTCATTCGTAAAAATGCAATCAACATTATCTATGGTGCAGGTGGGTCAGGTAAATCATACTTGTCTGTGCTGTTTGGTTTGTTAGTACAATCAGGCAAGTCTTATGCAGGACTTGCACCTGATAAAGGTAATGTATTATATATAGATTGGGAAAGCGATCCTGAAGATCTTAATGAAAGATTAAGAGCAGTCAAGAAAGGATTGGTAGAAGTGCACCCTGACATAGCTGATATAGAATTTTTATATTACAGAGCTAAAGATAAGTTTGTTAATGAAGAAGACACAATAGCTGACATGATAGTAGAAAATGATATCAAACTTATTATTATAGATAGTTTTGGTGGTGCTTTAGCAGGAGAGATTAATGACTCAGAGGCTTCAATGCAGTTAGCTAATTGCTTAAGAAGTTTAGGAGTTAGTATACTAGGTATCGATCATGTTTCAAAAGGTAACTCAAATTCTCCAATAGGAACAGTATACAAAGTAAACCTTGCAAGAAACTTGTGGTCTGTAACTAGTAAAGTAGATGAAATTAATAACCAAATGGAAGTTGTATTAAAGCATACTAAAACGAATAGTAAGAAAGAAAATCCTAGGGTATTTAATATGAAATTCCACATAGATGAACAAGCTTATAATATTACAGATAAAGTAAGCATAGAAAGTTTATCTAATAATAACAGCAGATTACTAGAAGAAATTATACACAAAGAAATAGAGGAGCAATATGGCTAATCATTACTACGACTTCGAGATTGATGACTGTCCTATCCATGAAGATAAAGACACAGATCAGTTTTATAAATTAGAATTAGTACTACCAATTTCTTTAAAGAGTCCACACGCAAGTTGGAAACAAGCAAGAGATTGGGTATATAATTTTTTAAAAAATGCAGAACCTTTAATAGATAAAGATATACAACAAGTATTAAAATACAGAGTAGGGATAGGACACACAGGGCACAATGACGGACAAACTTGTTTTAAATATTTAGGAGAAGAATAAGTGCCAAGTGGTGGTAATTATAAAGCTAGAAATAAATATTCTTTAAAGCCTTGGAAAGAAGTTAGAAAAGATAAAGTAATTAATTGTCCTACCAATGATCCTATTATTAATTTATTAGGAGAAATATTAAAAGGTGGGTACCAACAAGAAGGGTCTGAATATTTTAATGGTGTTTGCATAAAATGTAGTGACAGGTATAATAAATATTACTGTGGATCTTATTGGACAGATGTTGCAGGAGTAGATTATACTTATATAAAAAGGACAGCAAAATATGGAGGCACCAAAAATATTAAACATTATTCTCTATGACATTCCACCTGCACAAATCAGAGGTAATACTAGAGCACACTATCAAACACTTAATAGCCTTAGAAGACAGAGAAAAGAAATGGCTATGTGGTTGACCAAAGATGCAATGAGAGAGGCAGGCATTGACAAACTAGATGGAAAGGTTCATGTTGAATATATGTTTTACAATAACAGAGATGTCGATGTTGATAATCTTATATTTGGAATGAAGGCTACATTAGACGGCATAGTAAATGCCGGTCTAATTGTAGATGATTCACCTAGCTATGTAAAAATTACAGGAGATTTTGAAAAATGCAAAAAAGGCGAACAAAAAACAGTAATCACAATAAGCGAAATAAAGAAATAGAAAAAGATATCAGGCGTGCTCAATTATACATAGCGATTGTAGTAGTTTTATTTGCAGTTGTATGTTTGCAAATTGGGTAGCTCTACTGAAGGGAAAATAGGGTCTTCATAAAGGCCACTTAAAAATTTTTAGTATAGTTTAGTACATAAAAAACTTTTAAGACCCCTTAAAATCGATGGTTTTTTATGGTTTTTCCCTTCATATACTTAATTTTAATTGTTTTTCTTTAGAGGTTTTAAACTTTTCTAATTCGTGTTGATACACATTGTAATGATCTGTAGGAGATTTACCACCTGTATTAGTAAATCCATATTCATGTTGATATCCTTTGTGATAAAACCTAGCTTTGTTATAAAAATCTTGAGGAGTTATATAACCTGCTAATAAGATTTCAGAAGTGTTATTGATAGTACCTTTGTGATTTACACTAACAAAAAAATAATAATCAGGGTTCTGATGTTGACTTGTTTTTGCAATAGACCATTCAGAATTATCTGTAACTTGTTTGTAATTCTTAGCTTTAACTTCTACTTTATACCCTGCAATTATTAAATCGTTGTTATAAATATTTTCATTAGGAGTTATTAAATGTTTAAAATGTTCTCTGACTGCAAACTCTGCAAGCAATCCCTGTGACTGTCCTTTACCTTTTGTAAAAGAATCTTTTAAAGTTCCTATTTTATTTGACTTGCTTAAAGCCTCATCAATTAATGCTTGATTAAACTTTAACTTAATCAAATTTGACCTTTGATAGCATAAACTATTTGCCAAAGTTGTTTCATGATTTGGCTTCTTTCTTTGGTAGTTAACTTCTTATCCTTACCACTAGCTTCCACTATCTCTAGAAGTTTAATTACCTCACCAATAACATGACCATATTGTTTGACCAAGTTGTATGCCTGCATGAGATTCTTCATCTCTTACCTCCAATTTAATTTATTTTTAACTCATCATATATATGTTCTAGCATATGAGTTTGCATTTGATTTGATTGCAGTTCTAATACTTTTAAAAAATATTTAAGTTTTCCTCCATATTTCAATACCTCTTCATTAAAAAACTTATAATATTCTTCTTCATTGTCTAAAAATATTTCTCGTTTTTCTTTTGTGTTTACTGTGCTAGGCTGAAACATCTCTGCAAATCGATATACTAACTCACTAAAATCAATAGTAAAAAAAGAATATAAATTTGGTTTCATTAAACCATCATTATCTTCACACCATAAACATGATGTAAACCTATCAAAAGCCATATCATCACTTTTCATCTCTTACCTCCATAGTATTCTACTGCATGACCTTCTTTGACAAGCTGTTTGTTTACATTAATCCAATTATCTTTTAGATTTTTAGATTCAAATAATATTTCTCCAAGTACTCTACCATACTTTCCTTTACCATGGCTAACTAATCTAGTAGGCCTGTCTTTAATTAGATCTTTAAACCTAGCTTTAGCTTGTAGTCCACGATACTTTTCTTCCTTGTCACGAGTTCTAGATTCAGGAGTATTTATACCATACAATCTAATCCTTGCTTTGTGGAATATTTTAAATCCTAAATCTATGGTGACATCACAAGTGTCACCATCTACTACATAAGTTACTTCACAATCATAAGTAAACATTAATCTGCCTCCAAGACTTTCATTCCTAATGCAATCAACCCACCTATAGTAGCTGTTGCCACTTCTACATATCCTACCTTCAAAGCATATACTGCTATAACTCCTAGTATAACTATAGCTAGAAATATTTGTGGTCTAATCTTTGC